CATTTTGATACTTCACATTGTCTAATTGGTCTGCTAATTTGTATGCGTTCATACTCTAAACCTCTTTGCTGGTTTTATTCTACCAAACTGGATCAACATCTTGAGCGCAGTCAGTCGGCCGAACGTTTGGTTTCGCCATCCTTGCGCGGCTCGTCGGTACATCTGCATGCGAGTTCGCTTATGATGTACCGGCTTGCCTTTTGGATCAACGAATACACGACGCGGCGATCCCACTCCGCCAAACACTGTCGTGAAGTCGTTTCTAAGAGTCATTCTCTTAAATCGAAATTTTTCAAGATTCATTTATTTCTTAATTCGTTAATCGAACGCTCAATCTTATGCAGGCTATAAATTAAATTGTAGAATGCTACGAATAGAAAAATGGCGACCGCAAAGATTGTAAAAATTGGGAAATGTTGTGCGCTTATTGATACCACCACACCAATTGCAATAAACGCTAAAATAGTTAGTATGGTTTTTAGATGTAGATTCATTATACATGTCCTTTCTCTTCTGCACGGGGTTTTAATTCAATCATAAAGTCGGCGTATTGCCACGCCATCTGAGCTGCTGAGGCAGGCGCTTCGTTACGCATCACCAAACCAATCAGGGCCATGCCTGCAAAAAACATCATCTCATCGTGATGGTCCATCAATAAATCTCCTGTTCAAGTGTCTCGACTGAACCCAAATACTTCAGGGCCTTGTCGTTAAATTTAAGTCCGCGATAAATCGGTACGCGTACGCCGTTTGCTCTACTCTCACTGGCTTCAACATATTTGTCCTGTGTCGCCGATAAGAATCGGCGCTTAAACGACATGTCGGTGCCTGGTGGGATGTTACGTCGCATCGCCCAGTGTTTCCAGCACGTAAACGCATCGTCCTTGTTCACTGACTCGGTAGGCTCAAACACAAACGTGTCACGCACAAATGTGTTCAACGGATTACCTAGCTCCTCCATCAAATCAAGCAATTCGATACCGCTCTTTGGTTGAATGAAGTGACCACCACGTGCTAAACGACGATCTAGTCCTTCCATGGCCCAGTTAAATATGCCAGCCAACTCTTTAGACAACCTATTAAACAACTCAGTGTCCTCGTTGTTGTAGAACGACTTACTCATCTTGAGCACGATCATACGTCCGGTGAGCGCGTTTGAGTTCTCGGTTAACTGGAGCGCCTCGTTCGAATAAACGATGATACGTGTCGGTAGATACCCCGACCATGCTTCTTTATTCTTACGATTAACGGTGACAGTATCACCACCCACAATACGCAACAACTGACTAACAACAGCGCCACGATTACGCTCAGGTGCCCTAGCATCAGTAAATGAGGCAAGGGGTTTTCCAAGCCATGGTTGTAAACCAAATGTATCACAGAGCTCCTCCAATTGTGGCGCTACGGTATTGTGTTGGCCGAAGAGCGAGACGAGTACTTTGTTGATCGTGCCCTTACCGCTGCGTCGCGGACCAATCACGTTAAAAAACTTCTGTTGCCTTGTGTCTCCCGACAGAATGTAACCGAAGATCTCTTGCAGTGTGTCGATTGACTCCTTGTCATTCTCCCACACTGAGTTCAAGAACGCGTGCCACTGCGGGCAGGTTGCGTTCTGATCATACTCGAATGGTAGCGAGTGCTGAGTAAAAAACCCGAGCGAGTGTGGTAGCAGGATCTTATCCTCAAGGTGGAAGATCCCGTTCTTCACGCTGATCAACTTAGACGCATCCGGCTTATTTGCCTGATACTGCTCAAACCAAATCGGTGGCTTGGTGTTTGCATGATTAGGTAGGTGCACAATCGATTTAATCGCATCCATAGCGGCCGAGACGCTCGCTGGTGACGGGTTAAACGGTACCAAGGCACCACCTTTAGCCGGTTTCTTACACTTATCCAAGAACGCGTAGAGTTTCGAACGAATCGTTGCCTCTTCGATAACCTCGTAGTGCGTCCCTGCGTGTATAAAAAAGTCTTGCGCATAATGTACTAGGCGATAACCTTCCTCGTTGGAATAAAGCGAATCGAGAAAGGTGCGTGCGTGATTCATCGCGCCCGAGTCGAGTACAATCTCGCCCCGAGCGAGCGCATCCGCCCTCTCTTTCTGATTAACCTTGAAGATGATCGAGCGCAGTGTCGCACCGCCCGACTTAAATGTTCTCCATTTCGACTCGCAACTCATCGGCCCAGTCGCGGAGTGTTTTAGTGATCCAGCACTCCAACGATCCCACAGCTCGCAGGCCTCGATGTCACCGTCAAACTGGTGATACAGCGCAAACCCGACGTTTAGCCAGTCGGCATACCCGCAGTCTGGATCGAGTTTCGATAGCAACTCGGTCTCTACCCTGTGCAGGTCGTAACCCTCAACGGGTGGGGTGTAGTCTGCGAACGCGTCCCCTGTGATGCGGATTTGACGCTGTGGAATTAGGGAGGCAAGGTCATAATTTTCCGGAGGCAAATCGCCTTTGATGTGGTGGCCTGTCACCGTGAAGAATCGCCCTTGTGGATAGATCTCTAACCCGATGGTGTGGTCAACGTGCGCATGAGACAGATCAGCGCGGGTAAATATCTTTACGCCTGTACCGGATGGTGAGACTTCCATATAGCCTGGGATCTGGTCTGCTAATTGCTGCAGTGCAGCATTTGTGAAACCGGTGGTGGGGTCGTAGCAATCATCCAAATCAACGCCGATCAGATTGTCCTCGGCGGTAAATACGAACCCAATTCCCGCAAACTTATCGCTGTCTTGTTCGTAGGCGTGTTGGACTGACGGGAAGTCTGTCCACGTTGCTGGGTTTGTCGATGAGGCAGGTTGGCCGTTTACCTGAGTCGGTAGCTTAGACCATCTCTTATTGCCCTCGTCGCCCACCTCAACAAGTCGCCACAATACCCATCTTGGAATGCGTTTCAATTCAAGCGGGATATTGGCAAACTGGACGGGGAGGCAAATTGGTTTTTGTGTCATAGATTCCTTTCTTCACCCTAACTAATGCAAACTCTGTGTTGTATTTATCCCACAATATAAAATAGTTGCATTTCACATTGTGGGAAGTGCGGATATATCCGCACTTTATCCGCACTTTAAATGAGAATGATTCTCATCTAATTACCATTTATCAAGGACTTACAAGCGATTCGCGGCACTTGACGGGGTTGCGGCACTTCTTTTTTATTTTTTCTTCAACTTAAAAAAGAAAAATAAAGAGGGTGGGGGTAAATGTGAAATAAACCCCCGCAAGTGCGTCAAGTGCCGCTTTCCTTATAGATTTGATATAAGAGGTGCCCTCCTATATAACTTGCAGTTATAAGGAGAACAACCCACCCGTATTTGTCCATTTTCTCACCAATTGGGTCTCGGCGTAGGAATTGGCGTCGGTACTTCTTGCCTACATCATCACCGACTTTCATTTCAACACCTCTGCTTTTTTAATCTTTTCTTCTACTAGCCTAATTAAAGCCATTAAAGTATCTCCATCGGTTACGGGCATCAGCTTGTTTTCACCTTGACCGTGTTGTGTTGATAACATAAATCCAGCTTCCAATGCTAATGGGTAGGCTTCTTCTCTTGTCATTTCAACACCTCTGCTGATTTAAGTTCGCCTGTTTCGCCATCAAAAGTTAGTTTTAAATTTGGGGGGTTTCTAGTTAAGTCCTCGTAAGCACCATAAAGACCATATGTCCAAGCATTAGCGTACTTAACAACATCAGGCTTTGGTTCAGGCTTGATGCGGTATTCACTTTCTTTGTAGTATCCGAAATAAGATGGATTCTCCCAAGAAATTATTTCTAGGTTGGATTTAATCCAATCACCATTACGAAAAACTTGAATTTCTTTTCCTTCATTTATGGCTTGAATAATGTCCTTATGCCATTGGGGGATTTCTTGCTTTAGCCGATATTCAGCATAAGAAATGCCCCATCTAGGTTCTTCAAAAACTTCCCAATTACTCCAACTTTTATCGGGGTATTGAGTTCTAATTTCAATTTCAGCACCATCAGCCCATGCCTTGATTAGTTCTGCGTGTTTATGTGGTTTCATTGTTCTCTCGCTTTCATCATCGCATCTGCATATTTATAAGATAGTTTCGATACTTCTTCAGGAGATGTAATGCAATCTTGAACTGCTTTTACAAGTGCTTGCATAGCTTTAGCCGCAAAGTAATCTCGCATACTCATGCCTTGTATAGCAAATGTTTCAAATAACTCGCTTCTTGGTTTCATCATCCCTCCGTGCCATGTGCTGGTAAAACCACTCCCTAAATTTGACTCGGTTCTCGTAAGTCTGCTCATCGTTTGGATCCCACAATGCCTGCATGATAAATTCACCCTTCTCATCGTACGCCTCGATGCGTAGTAGGTGCCCCTTGTTGTCATAAATATCAACTGCGCTATAAAAATCACTCATGCGTCCTCCTTAATTTTGTGCACAATGTCGGGCACCTTGCCACCGCGCTCATCCCAGCTGTCCTGCGTACCATAATCACCGCGACTCATACGCATACGCTCCTGCTCACGAAACGCTGGCTCAACTGCTAACCAATTACGAAATGCTTCTTGGTACTCTAGCCACGCGTCATTCTGTACGAATAGTGGATGGTTTAATCCTGTGACATCAACACACGCCTCGTAGTCGGTCTGCGGGATCCACTTCTTTGGTTTGTTGTGCCCCAACCCCATGCGATCACGCGCCTTGATAAAGCGTGCGTATGCACGTTGCTGTTCTTCGTTTAATTCAATCATCAATATGCTCCTCATTAAATTTTTCTTGGTTCAGGTTGTCTAGCGATATGGGCTCACGCGCAATGTAACCCTGTAATTGATGCACCTTTGATTCAGGCACACCCATCAGTGTCGCAATCTCCGTCACCTTTGGTTTGCGCCCCAACACCTGCGACAACGAGCGCTCCGTGTAGTTTAGTTTCTTGACCTGCTCCATGATGTTGATTGGTAGGCGTATAATGTTCGCGGTGTTGTCGAGCTCACGTCGTACGCCCTTTTCAATAAACGACTTGGCAAATGTGGCAAACCGCGCGTTGTTCTTTGGTACCCACCGACGTCCTGCTGTCAGTAGCGCCTCGTTACCCATCGCGACCATATCTTCCACTGGTACCTTGCCATGCGACCACGCTGTCATCTTACGCACCACGTACACCACAAACCGCAGGTTGTGCGTGATCAGCTTTTCCAACGCGCTATCGTCACCTTTAGCGATTCTCTTAGCCAACTCATGCTCTTCCTCAGTCGTCAATGGCTCAATGCCATACAAGGATTTCAGATAGTCACTTAGAATGTCGTTTTCTTTCATATGCCTCCCATAATGTTTTATAGACTTCGTTTGGTATGACTAGCGCCACACCAAACACAAACCACAATAGCGTGTATATGTCTATCATTCCTTGTGCAATCCAAAAGCCCGTGATCAATACAATAAATACACCAATCAGTTTCAAAACGGTGCCTCCCCTAAAAGTAAGAGCGCCATGTGATATGGGCTCGGTTGTTTTGGCAGCTTGATTAACTGGTACCCCTGCGTAAGATATGGCGTGGCCTCAATCTTCGAGGCAAACTTACGCAAGGGATTGCCGTCCTCATCGACTAGAATGAATTTGTAATTGCTCATCTTGATTCTTTTTCCAATCTAGCCATACCTCAAGCAGGTTTTGCTCAGGTGGGCGTGGCTTGGTCAATACGTCGTTGATAAACTTCTGCTGTTCGGCAGTCTGATAGTTTAAGTAAGCAATTGTCTGTAATCCGTGCATTTTATTCCTCCAATGGTTTAACTACTACTGCGTCAACTGGTTTAACTTCTGTTACTTGTTTGACAAACTCATCGTTGCTGAGTTTACGCACAAGGGTTGGGCTGATTGTTGCTCGGTCATAGTGTTGCACCTCAGCAAAAAACTTCGATCCCTCGTACGTACCCACGCCACGACGGATGAGCTCAGCTTTCAACTTACGTGCTGTTGACTCGAGCTCGTCAATGGTTTGTTTGAGTACACCCAACTGGTCAACTAAATCAACTGTGAATGCTGGTACTTCGTTAAATGATGGTACTTTGATTGTGTTCATAAATCCTCCGTTAGAACCCTAATTATACAGACCTTTAAAACTAATTGCAAGTGACCGTACCGAACCCGTTTCCAAAACACTGAAGTGTCGATGGTGAGGGTGCTGGTTGTGTCGATTGATATGGCACCGTGGGTGCGTAGCTTGGGCGTACCGTTTGCATGACATAGCCTAGGCTCGATTCATACACGCGCTTTGCCTCCACCAATTGCGCGTAGGTATACGTCACCCGTGTTTGCCAATCATGTGATGACAGGAAATACATCGCCTGATTACGCTCTGAGACGCGATAGCACCCCTGTATGGCGCCCTGATACGCAAAGACTAGGGGGTAAGTACCAGAACGCGGGCATGGCGCGTTGGTGAGCTCGTATACGCTGTACGAATACGGATCAACAATACGCATGACCACCTGAGGCTTGGATGCGCACCCAATTAACCCTACTGCCAGTGTGGATATTAGTAGTGTGCGCATTACGGTTTCCTGAAATAGATCTCAATGTTTTTAGAATCAGCGTCCACGTAACCACTGTACCCCTGTTCGGTCATGTAGTCGTCTGCCTCTTCATCCGTGTCAAACTTGCGCGTGTCATGCACCGCATGGATCAGCGCAATGGGATGATAGTCATCGCCTTTCATAAAATCGCCAAACTCAATGTCACCAAAAAAGTAAAGCGCCATTATCCCTCCTCCTCAATGTCATAGTCCAAAATGTAATCGTTGCCATTGTCGATTACCCATCGGTACGCGCGACTAAATGCGTCCTGCTGATCCTGCGCTGTGCCGTGCCATACGCGTATACCGTTTTCTGTTTGAAAGTACACGTTAAACATTTTCTACCTCCTCTTCTACCACGAAATTAATTGTGCGCAGTCCGTCGAATATTTCCACTACCTCAAACTCAATACCTGCGTCCTCCAGTAAATCATACAATTGATCCGATGTCATTTTATTTCACTCCTGCCATTTGGTTAGCCCATACCACACCGTTACGTTGCTTTACGTATTCCCACGATCCTTTGGTACCATCCTTTACTTGTAGGCGTGATGGAATACGGTTGCCCCAGTAATCACTGGCGGACTTGAGGCCGAGTAGGCACTTGCCAGACTCAATTGCCTCCATCATGGTGCGCCCGTACGATCCTTGCAGTGACCACATACCACTATTAATTGCGCGTTGGATTGACGCATAGTACTCAGCGTCGGTCACTGGCTCGTCAAACTCGATGTTGTTTACGTCTGCTAATGTAAATGTCATTTTAATTCCTCCATCCATTGATTGTAATCCCGTGCGTTGAAAAATGCAAGCGCATCGTCACGATTGTCGAACCACTCTGCTGATACAGCGCGAGCATAACCACTCTGCACTGCCCAGACGTCATACTTGCCCATGCCGAATGGATCCATGCGTACCTCGAATGTGATCTCGCCTGTTGGATTCCACAATTTAGCGCAGTCTTGGTTATAACTCATATTGCCTCCTAATTAAATATCCATACCGAATTGTACTACAACTACGGCGCGATCGTCCAGAATACCATCGCGCATGATCCTGTACGATTTGCAAAAACTGGTGCCTGCACCGTTGCTATCACGGTACCACAACTGGGCAAAGGCCTCGTCAATTTGATCGTCGACGATTGGCTCGTAGTCCAGTGTTTGAAATAGAAAATAGCCATCGGTACTACTGTACCCATCGTATATCTCACCGACTGGCGTGATCTTAAAATTATTGTGCTCGAATGGTTTCATACTGCCTCCTAAACAAACTGAAAGTATTGAATGTCAAAATCACCCCACTGATCGGCCTTGTTGCCGATCAGCGTACCTTGCCAGATGTCATGGTCAAACACTGCCACGCAGTCCTGGTCGAGCTCGGCGCTCAGGGTTTTGATAAACCCAATGGGCTCGAAGTACTCAATGATGACGGTTGGCTCGGCGCCATCCAATGAGACGCGCACGTTATTGATACCTTTGAGGTACTTGAGCGCGACTGCCAAGGTCTGATCGATGCTGTTATTGTGCCCAGTGACTGGGTTTTCTAATCCGATGTTGATGGTGTACATAAATCCTCCTATTAGTTTGCACTTTCCTTTTTTACATAATGCTTAACTATATCAAATAACCTATTGTCAGACACGTAACTGTTTGAATCCTCATTTTTTCCAAAATGATTTTGAATATAACTTGCCAATACATTGATAGCGCTTTCGGTCAAAGCATCTAATTGGTCACTATTTTGCATGGTTTTAAATCCTCCGTTATTGTTTAGCCTCTTCAATGTACTGGTTTACTATTTCGACAGCGCGTTTAGAATCAAAAGCGCTTTGGTACTTAATGCTCGTTTCAGACTGCAAACGAATTTGAAATTCGTTAGTGGTTTGGTTGTGTGTGGCAATCACAAAGGTAAAAGGTTTTACCTCGTATTTTAGTAATAATTTGACTGGCATATAGCCTCCGGTTGGTTAGTACTGCCTCAAGCGCACTGGTAATCAATGCGCTTTGAGCATTACTATCAGCCCACTGTTGCGACAGCCTACGCCGTGGGTAACTCTTCGCTCACGCATCCTGTCGTGAGGTCTGCCACACGTTTTACTTGGCTGGTACTTAGTCACCAAGGGCGCTGTATCGTGGCGCCGTGCCGTTGTTGATAGTCTGCGTATTGTAATCATCCCGACTACTCACTACTACGACCAAACCAACAATAACTACATCTTAATGACCTTGGATTGTAATGTCAACAACTATTTATACCCGACTAAATTGTGGGGTTTTGTGGGTGATTGTGGGGATTCCACAATACGAAATAGTCTGAAATCCTCGTCCACCTCACCCCTCCACCCTCGCACCCGCGTAGGTACGCCACGCCCCACCAACGCGCCACCATGCCACGATCGCCACTCAGGTAATACCCAAGCCCCAACTCTGGCCTGCGCGTCTCCTAGGCCCCTTAAAACGCGCCCAATCCGTCAATAGGTGTTTACCCTAATAGCCATGTTGCACTGCACCAAGTTAGTTAGTACTCACTAACTTAGCTCAGTCGCCTAAATGCGAATGAGAATCATTCTCATCCGAGCCACGTCAGCCTGAATGCGAATGAGAATCATTCTCATCGGCGCGCGCCCAGTATGTTAGTGAGTACTTACTTCTTTGCCTAGCTACGTCTGCCCTAAGTTAGTACTTACTAACTTAGCTGAGTGGCGTTACAGCTGTGCACCAATCTGGTGCACGCGCACCAAGACCGTGAATCTGTGCACCATTTTGGTGCATAGGGGCCTTTTTCATAATGCGATATGCCGATTTGGGTCCCATCGGTGACTGGTGGGGTGGGGGCCCCACAAAAACCGAGTTTGTAGAATCCGCAAATTTTTTACAAAAACACACTTTTGTAAAATTTTTTTGCAAATTTTGTAAAGTTTTGCATTTCACATTATGGGAAGTGCGGATATATCCGCACTTTATCCGCACTTTAAATGAGAATAATTCTCATCTAAATACGAACTATCAATGAGTTACGAAGGATTCGCGGCACTTGACGGGGTTGCGGGGGTTATTTCTTATTTTTTCTCCACTTTAAAAAAGAAAAATAAAGAGGTGGGGGTAAAATGGAAAAGAAGTGCCGCAAGTGCCGCAAGTGCCGCAAGTGCCGCGCAAAATTGATAGGAAAAAACTATTGGGTAATATTTTTGGAATTGTTTGCATTAGTAAGTGTATGAATGAATACGCATACCAGATCCAAGGTGCCCTAGAAGACTCGAATGGGAGACTTAGGGGATTTCGTGTCCTGGTGTGCAACCTCCACTACTTTGACTCAGCCGACGCGCCAGTGGATATCCTGGACAAAGAAACAGCAAAGTACATCGAGTTTCGTTTAAAAGTCTGTGAGTATATGGACATCGCCAAATTGCCGGTGGAAATACAAAACAGGATTCGAACGCCGTTAGGGCGTTGGCTGGACCAGTGGGTCCTTGATAATTTTTATGGCAATTCTAGCAACCGAAAAGATTCTAACCCTGGACTATTGGAAACAGGCAAGTCAAATCCAGCCGGGTGACTACGTTTTTGATAAAAACGGCAAACTAGTCAAAGTAAAACTTGTACAAAACATCATGGCATCGAAGTGCTATGAGATTTTGTTTAACGATTACACCCAGGTTTGTGGAGACAGCCGCCTTGGTTTCCCTACCGAAACGCCAAAGTACCGCAAAAGAGTCCACGAGTACAAGGGGAAGCGCCAGTTCAAACGACCACTGGCTAAAAAAGTCGTGGAAGAGCTGGTTACCGCGCCCCTAAAAACAAAACACAATCGCCTGGCGTACTCCGTTCCCACTGCAAAGCCACTCCAACTGCCGCACCAAGACTTACCAGTGCCGCCGTTTGTGTTTGGTTTCTGGTTTTTTAACCAAAATCGGGCCAGACAGTACAGCACGATCCCAGGATACGCAGAAACCATCGAGCAAAAGTTCAAAGACCATGGATATAAGCTCGAGTTTGTTGGCAAAAAAGACAACGGTGGGCGTTTGTTCACGGTTTACCCGACGATTGAGTCACAATTAGCACCCAACATACCGACAAGAATACCGGCAAACTACATTTTGTCGAGCGCAGAACAGCGAATTGAGTTGCTGCGTGGAATTTTGTGCGCAAAATCGCGCCAGTATTCCAAAACAAAAGACACATTTCGCGTCACAGCACAGAATTTTGGTACGATCCAGCAGGTTCAGTACATTGTTGAGTCATTAGGACACCGGACAAAGGTCTGGTACGACGAAACCAAAAAGTATTACACGATTTATTTTCGATCACGACTTAATTTGGTTGAGAATCAGGTCTCCCCACCTGTAAAGGTGCACTATGGGCGGCGATACATCAAACAAATTGAGCCTTTACCTCCCCAACAGTGCGTTCATATCGAGACTGAGGGCGAGGATAACAGCTTTCTCGTAGGAGAAGGATTTATAGCATGCCGCTAACTGAAAAACAAGAACAGATACTTAAAAAATTTGCAGAGACACGCAAACACTGGCCCAAACAGCAGCTTGATGCAGCGATTTGGCAAGTCAAGTGGGCGCTGCAGGCTCTGCCACATCAACGAGAACCAGAGGATGGAGAATATGATACGCTTCTTATGCTCGCCGGCCGCGGATCTGGTAAAACGCACACTGCGTCACATTGGATTGGTATTCGTGCTTGGAAGTATGACAACACTCGCTGGCTCGTCACCGCTCCCACCTCAAACGATATACGTGCAACTTGTTTCGAGGGGGACTCCGGACTTCTCAATATCATTCCCGCGTCACTTATTCGAGATTACAACAAGTCCCTGTTTGAAATCACCCTTACAAATGGATCTCTTATACAGGGGATTCCAGCTTCAGAGCCCGAACGCTACCGTGGTAAGCAATATCATGGCGCCTGGTTCGACGAATTGTGTGCTTTTGATTACATCGACGATGCCTACGATGGAGTACAGTTTACGCTCCGTCTACGGGACCCACGGATCCCACGAGTGCAGCAAATTATTACCACCACTCCTAAGCCAAAAGAACTCATCGTTGACCTCAACGAAGGTAAAGTAGGCGGGGATGTATACGTAGTCAACGCGTCTTCATACGACAATCGACAGAACCTCTCAGAGACGTTCTTCAAACAGCTAGAGACATACGACGGCACCGACATTGGAAGACAGGAGATCTATGGTGAGATCCTCGACCCCGAGCAGTCGGGTATCATCAAGCGCAAACAGTTTAGGCTGTGGCCAGCGAACAAACCCACACCAACGCTGGAGTATGTGATTGCATCATACGATCCGGCCACCAGCGAAAAGACAATGAACGACCCAACGGCGTGCACGATCTGGGGTGTGTTCGAACAACAAGACGCCGGAACGGCAATTATCCTCCTCGACGCGTGGGATGAACATCTGTCCTACCCGGAGCTACGACGCAAAGTGATTACCGATTTTAAGGAAGTCGTCTACGGCGCAGACAACGACTTTGGTAAAGGCAGAAAAGCGGACCTGATCCTCATGGAAGATAAGTCGGCTGGTATCTCGCTGATTCAAGAACTCCAGGGCGCGGGAGTACCCGTGCGTGGATACAACCCGGGCCGCGCCGACAAAGTACAGCGTCTTAACATCGTCGCGCCCCTCGTAGCCAAAGGTAAAGTCTGGATACCAGAAGACCCAGAACGCAAGGGCGAGTATGCCGAGTGGGCGAAACGTTTCCTGCGCCAGGTGTGTTCGTTCCCAGAGGCGGGCGGCCACGATGACTACGTGGACTCTCTGTCCCAGGCATTACGTGTCCTGAGAGACTCGGGATGGATTCAGCTTGACCCACTCCCGGCCAGAGATTATGACTACGCCGACGACGACCTACGAAAGCGTTTTGCCAATCCCTACGCTCAGTAGGGCGGAACCCTATCTATTTGTGCATTAGTAGTAATAGGAACCAGCATGAATATTCTAAAGACCCCACAGCAAAAACTACTGGAAGAAGCCGGCGCCGTGCCAGCCACGCCAGGGATGTTAAAGACACCCCAACAGCTTTTGCTGGAGGAGTCTGGTGTCACGCCTAAAGTTTTTGCAGACGGCGGCCAGGTTGAGCAGCAGCTCAGCCCCGAGATGCTGCGTGCTCTCATTCAGGCGTATGAGTACAACCAAATGTATCAACCCGAGCCAACGTTCCAAGCGCAACCCCAAACAGCGACGACTTGGATGCGCGACAAAATCGCAAGTTTAATCGGTGACAAACCAGCAGATCGTTTATTTGGCACCGGATCAGAAGGACAAAACGTAGAGTATCTTCCGCTACAACTAATCAACCCCCTTGCTGCAGCAACCTCAATTGTAGACGCCGGACCAGAAATGCGACGTCAGTTACAAGAAGGCGAAACAGGAGGAGCTGCCCTGACAGGTAGCCTTGCTGGCTTATCTGTGCTGCCGTTTGCAAAACCAATCAAAAAAGCAGCAAGCGCAATTTCCAAAAAGATTAAAAAATAATGGCAAATCCAATTCTACCAATTCAATCTGGCTCAAACTTACCCAGCCTTGAGACAGAGGAAAATCTCGAAGAGGCGATGGCGCAAGACGCCGAGATGGATTACTATGAAGAGGCGCTTGGTTTAGAACCACAAGACGTTGAAGAAGAATTAGTTGAGTTAGAAGATGGCTCAGTCATTGTTAACTACAACCGCAAAGACGGCCCCCGTACAAACCCAGAATTTTATGCTAACCTAGCCGAAGAGTTAGACGAAGATGTATTAAACACGTTAGCAACCGATTACTTAGAGTTTATTGATGTCGACAAACAAGCACGCGAACAACGAGACAAGCAATACGAGGAAGGACTGCGTAGAACTGGGCTTGGAAAAGATGCGCCTGGAGGGGCGACGTTTGACGGTGCTTCCAAAGTGGTGCACCCGGTTATGGCAGAGGCTTGTGTCGATTTCGCAGCGTCTACAGCACGTGAGCTCTTACCTCCGGACGGTTTGGTTAAGTCGAACGTCAAAGGCGAAGCAGACCGATTAAAAGAAGAGACAGCTGAGCGTAAGGTAACGTTCCTTAACTGGCAGCTTACTGAACAAGTACAAGAATACCGTGACGAGATGGAGCAACTGCTCACTCAGTTACCACTCGGCGGTTCACAGTTTTTGAAGTGGCGTTGGGACGAAGAACAGAAGCGTCCGATTTGCGAGTGGGTACCAATTGATAACATTTTGCTACCTTACTCCACCACAAACTTCTACACGTCAGCACGAGTGACTGAAGTACAAGATATTACAGAAGACATTTTTAGGCAGCGTGTAGAACAAGGTATTTATCGTGACATTGAAAACGGCAATCTGATTACCTCAGATGCGCCGTTAACAGAGCAGACACAATCTGAAAAAGCCAACAACAAAATTGAAGGCAAACAAGAACCATCTAAAAACATTGACGGTTTACGCAGAGTTTACGAGATAACATGTTTTATTCGATTAGAAGAAGATCCAGAAACAGACGGAAAGCGCGCACCTTATATCTTGACGATTGATGAGTCAAGTG